TCGAGGACGCCAATAGTTCTTGGCGTGGGCAAGCTGAACTAGAAGCCCTCCCTTGAGCCTCTCTAAATCACCACCAACAAACGCTTCTACAGGGACAGCCATATTATCTTAACCACGGCGCCGAATTGTATGGGGCCGGTTTCTCTTTACTGATCACTAGGCCATATTTCCCTACAACTACAACATCGTCTCTATTTCGTGACTGCTTTGCATTGTACCTCGCCCTAGCCTCCCCCGCAATATAGCAGCATCCAGCAGCCACAATTACAAGATCATCCTTCTTCTTCCCCTCAGCCTTAGCCTTCATAGTCCTTCGCATCTTTTCCTTCTGCCAGGTGAAAGAACCCATCTGCTGGATGAGGAGGGGATCAGCAATATCCACAGTATGCTCGAAGACATGCTGACGAAGGGAGTCTAATAGTTCTACTCGAGTTTGGTTCGGGTGCCCCCATGCCTCTACAGGGCCAGACCGCATGGATATAGTTTTCTTCGGATCCATGTAGTACCACAAATTACTGTATCCAATTTCTTGAATACCTCGTAAACAGGTTTCTCCGTAGTGGTCGCGCTCACCCCCCACAAGAGCTTCGTTATAGTACGTAGCAAGAGCTACTACCAAGGGCGCCAACTCTCCTGGAGACACTTTGATGTTCACCCTAGCCACCCAATGAGGGGCGCTAGAGACATTCATCACTCCAATAGCTGAGAAGTCTGATTCTGAGTCCAACCCCCCACCAGCATTATCCACCCAGATCACATAGGGCTGTCCTGGCTGGGGGAGCTGCCAGATGTGGAGGTTTGGGCCGAAAAAGCTCACCTGACCTCCACGGAAGGGGAGAGAATCTTTCACCTCTACTGTGGGGCGAATTGCTCCTCTGTATTGCTCGAGGTGGTTGATGCCGTCTGGAGATGCAAAATAAGATCCGCCGGCCGTAAGGAAACACCCCTCAATTGACTCTGGGTACTCCTGAAGGAAGGGGGCATCTGTCTTATCCTGTTCGTTCTTCGTCACTCTTCGCCAGAGGATTTGCCCTACATCTAATCCCTGTTCTGCCATCAATCTCTCTTCTTCTGGATCTGGTTTGAACTGGGTAAGGGCCTCTTCCCACTTCTCTTGGGTCAGCATAAGATCGCAGCTTGGTAGGGTGCCCGCACGATAGCGGGGCTCTAACCACCAGGGGTAGAAGTGTGTAGACCAACGAGAATCCTTGTTGTACAGTTGGGAGTCCATAATCTCATCATAAAACTGTCCTTCAGCGCCGTTAGGGGTGGATTCAATATCAAACCACCCGTGTGGGGAGCCTGGAACAGCAGGGCTGATCCCCCCGAGTAGAGAGTGAGCATTTTCCTGAGGCCAGTGAGCAAACTCTGATAGGTGGGCGATGTGTGCAGAGTAGGCGCGACCAGCCGATTGCTCGTTACCGGAACCGAACATGTAATAGCTTTCTGTTTCCTTAATCCCTAGTTCGTTGTCATTATTGGGTTCGAGAGTGAAGGGAAACCCTGCACGTTTTAGATCTCTGAAGTGGTGGCGGATACGTTCACGGAATGTGGCGGTTACCTGGTCTGTATGGGTCATTACTAGGCATTTAAGACCGGTTTCAGTCGTCATCCTTCGAAGATTCTTAGCTATGATCACTGAAGATGCACGAGTCTGCCGGCCCTTAATCGTGATATCCCTCCCCGTAGCGTTACGAATCATAGTCTTCTGCTGGGGGTAGAGATTAAAATCAACGATACGACCCTGCTCAGAGTCGATAGTTAGAAGGGTTTCTATCCAATCAATCGTATCCTCTGGTTCGGTTCCAAAGAATAGACGAGATTGTTCTTCTGTAAATTCAAACTCAGGCATTATCTATGGTCTTTCCGATGGATCCATAAGTAAACAGCGATACCAATACCAAGTAGGGTATCACCCACGTTAATCGACGTGAAAAAATCATTCCAATCCATACGCACCCTCCCAAACTAAAATCCTCCTCGAACGAACCTCCGTGAAGAAGACTCAGGAACAAATCTACGTGGTCTATTCCTCAGCGGGCGTAGAGGCTTTATTTGTCGTGGGCCTGACTCAGGGGATAGCGGAGGAGAACGGCGTAAACCCAAAGACTGTCCTCCTGTAGTCTCAGAAGATCTCTGAGAAGGGATAAAAGTTTTTATAAGATCTTGTAATTCAGTATCTTTCGGGGGCCGGCGCCGTGGAGGTCGAGTGGGAGAGTGAGCCATTAGATTTCACCCCGCTTCTTCATCGAAATCGCAATCGCCACAGCCTGAGACTGTTTCTTACCCTCAGAACGTAGCTTACTAATCTTTTGGCTAACAGCACCGTTCTTAACCTTCCGCCTAGACCGATTGACTGAACGACGTTTATTTTTGTCCGGAACAGATGTCGAACTGCGAAGAGTATCTGTAGTCCCTGGCATGGGGTCTACCCAGAACTCAGGTCAGCCGGCGTCTTTGGAGCGACTAGCCACCGCAGATTATTAATCTCAGTAGTAAGACCATCAATTTTCCGATCTATCTCGTCACTTTTACGTTCATACTCAATAATTTCTTGAAAAGCAGGTTTTGTTCCAGCAGTCATACCTCGAGGAGTCATTCCATAACGATCAGCCCAAAGCTTATCCCGCTCCACCTGAAGTTCATTCCTCTCGGAAACCAACTTCATAAGATACTCAGGTGTCTGAGGCTGATGGTCGGCTGGAATCGTAGGAGTCGGAGCGTTCTTATCCGGCCCAGGAAGTACCGCAGATTTATCACTTTGATCTATTGGCATAATTTACACTCCTTATGAGTTTTGGTATATACATCATAGCACGTATTTAATCAGTTAAAACAAGCCTCCAAGATTTACCATTCCACAGCCATAATTCTCCCCTGTTGGTTAGAGCCGTATCTCCCGCATTAAGGGAAGCTGCAAAAGAGTAATCAGAAGGATCAGGGGTATCCCTCAGCATCCAAACTACAGTAGGCCGAGCAACTGACATAGACAATGAATCTGTTATTGCTTGGGGCCGGAAATCCTGGGGTAGGATGTCTATGAACAACTCAGGAACCTCTAGCTCTGTAAATAATATTACACCACTTCTATCCTCTAGAATAAGAGTTGGAATTTCCAATTCACCAAAAGATAATATACCTCTACGAAGAACCCTAGGTATTTCCAGCTCTGTAAAAGAGAAATAACCTTGTCTAGGTGGTTGTGGGAGTTCAAGCTCAGCAAACCCTAATCTACCTATACGTGGAGCAGTAGGAGATTCTAATTCTGCAAAGGACAAGAGACCTTTACGAGACACATCAGGAATCTCTACCTCAGCAAATGATAGTTGAGCCCTTCTGGGAGCAAAAGGAGACTCGAGTTCAGTAAAAGTAAACACCCCCCGCCGGCCAGTATCCGGTGTCTGGAGTTCAGCAAATGATAGCTGACCAATCCGTGGAGCAGTGGGTGACTCTATTTCACCAAAAGAGAATAATCCTCTTCTAGGAGCGATATCTAATTGGAGTTCACCAAAAGAGAGTTGTCCTATTCTTAGTGGTGGATCAGTTTCAATGACAGCAAAAGATAAGTCCCCCCTTCTAGGGGCTGTAGGTACCTCGGCTTCTGCAAAGGAGAGACGCCCCTTACGTGGTGCTGTAGGTATCTCAACCTCCGAGTATGATAAGGTACCACGTCTAGGGACAAAAGGAATCTCCTGCTCTCCGAAGGATAAGTGACCACGGCGTGGTGCTAGAGACGCTTCTAATTCACCAAAGGTTAGAAGACCACGACGGTCGAGGGCAGGTATTTCCTGTTCGGAGAAGGATAACGTACCTCTGCGAGGGGCTAGAGGAGACTCCAGTTCAGCAAACGAAAGTTGGCCGATCCTCGGAGCCGTTGGCCCCTCAATCTCAGTATAGGATAGGAGACCAGCGCGTGGCCCTAACGCCGTCTCCACCTCAGCAAATGACAAATGCCCCCTTCTAAGCGCAAGCGGTGTTTCCACCTCACCAAAGGAGAGTTGTCCCCGTCTGGGTGCAGTGGGGGCTTCGACCTCAGCAAAGGAAAGGCGTCCTCGACGCGGAGTATCCGACACCTCCAGTTCAGCGAAAGAAAGCTGGCCCCGTAGGGCCGGTGGTGCCTCCAGTTCAGAGAACGACATGCGGCCACGACGCGGAGCAAACGGGGCCTCGAGTTCACCAAAGGAAAGGAAACCGGCACGGTCAGTACCACCAGCGCTAAGGTCATCCCAGTAGTAGTCATCGAGTATCAGTTTGCCATCAATATCAGCCGCAGCAAAAGGTAAACTCCCGACTCCAATGCCACATCGTCCAGCCGCCGTTAGTGTTGTGTCATCTGTTGTAATCTCTACCGCATCTGTTTCATTTCGTAGCGTCTGGCGCGAGGTGGAGTTCCGCAGTTTGAAGAACCATACGTCGTTGTCGAACTCGTCTGTGTTACTGCCGTGGTCGAGGGTTGCCATCTGGGTTACTACACCCGCGACCTTCTTATACAGGAGCATGTCGGGCGTTTGTGTAGGCCGACCAATAAGCGAGAAATAGTAATTGCTGTTATCTGTCCAACGAGCAACCTGGGAAACAAAGCCGAAGGACTGCGTGAAATCCATTTCTACGGTTGTAAATACTACATCATACTCAGTGGTTGAAGAGTCAGCAGGGTTCGGCTGAGACGTATAGATCAGCCGATCATTGAGTTCCTGTTTACTGGGGGCGAGCGACTTTCCTCCGACAGTAATTTCAAAGACAGCAGTGCCCGTTTGTTCCTCCAGCGTCCAGCCCGTGCCAGTGTCAGGTATATGGGCGTCGAGAGCCGTGCCCTCTGTATCAGTAAAGGTGTCGTTTACTATACGGGCCATGAGCTAGGGTCGCGTTCTGGTTCCAGGGGTATACCAGGCTACTGGATTGAAGTCAGCGTCAAGCAATGCAGAGGATACAAAGCCCAACCGCTTAATGATTTCCTCACGAGTGGTCGTCGTACCAATCCCATCCTTATTTGCGCCAGCACTGCTGAGTTTGGTACGCAGTCTACCGCTGTTCGACTGGTGACGATCCTTCATCCATTCGTTCATACGGCTGTGGGAGGGATTGTCTCCATTAGGCTCATCGTCCAACATCTCATCGAAGACGCGGACGATGCTGGGTATGGCATCCAGACCGGAGAAGTCAGCCTCCATAGTCGTAACGTAAGAAAGGCACCAGGTCATTCCGCGCTCAGGATAGATAGCTGAAGCGTGATAAAAGCGTTGACGACCCTCGCTGTTAAGCAGGGTTGCGACGAGGGGCATGTTAACCCCATCAACCTGAACTATGGGATTTACGGCCCAACAAGCGGGCATGACAGCCCCCTAGACCTGGGTGAACTGTACGCGCAGGAAGAGGTCGGTATAGTCGGTAATTGCGTCGGCTTCCGCACCTGCGAGGGTATAGTCGTCCTGAGCAAACACATCCGAGATGTTGGGAAATGACCGGCTAACGATCAAGGTACCTGGAGTCCCCTCTGACACGTACCCCTGCCGTAGCTCAAACACAGCATCGATCTGTGCCCCCCCCCCCCGCATCTTTGGCATAACGATTGCGAAGGATGTGGCCGCTTGAACTCTGTGGGTCTTCTAGGA